AGAACTGAAGGAGATGGAGATCTACCGCGAACGTGCCGGTCTCATGAACGAGATGGTAGGGTTTGTAGGTGAATATATATCTAAAGAATGGGTCATGCGTAATATCATGCGATTCTCTGATGAAGACCTTGAACAAATGCAGAAAGAGATTGATGGTGAAATAGCATCCGGTGAGGTTGTAGACCCGGAGGAGAAGGAAGAAGAGAAACCCCCCGTAGGTAAAGCACCTGTGAAACCTACGGAACCAAAGAAACCGACGCCTCCTAAGAAGGCAACGGTACCAGATGATAAAAAAGATAAGGAACCAAAATGATGCCAGATGATGACGTAGTTATAGGTGAAGTTGGAGCAGATCCAATCGATGCACACAACCCGATTGCAGACTTTCTCAAGTCAGTAGAAGATCAAAACTTTGTTGGAGCAGAAAACCAGTTCAACGACATGGTTACTGATCGGTTACAGGATGCAATGGATCAAGCAAAAATAAAGATCGCGACCAACCTCTATGGTGAAGAAGAAGTCGAAGCAGCTCAACAAGAAGTTGATGATGCGGCTGAGGAAGAGGATTTCCTTGATTCCGAACCAGAAGAAGATCAATCGTCTGATGAAGAAGAAGTCTAATATCGAATATGTATAAATATTCAGTAATAGTCTAAAGGTTTCTTATGAAAACGTTCCAAACAATCCGCGAGAAAAAATCTAAAGGTATGCCACCGGGTGACCATGTGTCAGATAAGAAAGTCAATCGACACACAGTCATGGTGCATAAAGAGAAGGGTAAGTTTGTCACCTATATAGATGGTGATAAGTTAGATTCCTTCTCGTCACAAAAAGAAGCGGAGAAAGCGGGTATCGCATTCGCTAAGGAGTTTTAATGAAACTTATATCAGAATACAATCACCATGATGTAGAATGCATCGTGGAACGCAAGGAGAACGGTGACAAGAGTTATGTCATCGAGGGAGTCTTTGCACAAGCAGATCAGAAGAACCGTAACGGACGTATCTACCCTAAGCAGATTATGGAAAGGGCAGTTGCACGTTACGTTGACGAACAAGTATCTAAGAAACGTTCGGTTGGGGAATTAAATCACCCTGAAGGGCCGACAGTTAACTTAGACAAAGTTTCACACCTCATCACCTCTCTCAAGTTCGAGGGAAATGATGTGGTAGGAAAGGCACAAATATTGGATACTCCAATGGGTAAGATTGTTAAAGGTCTTCTTGAAGGTGGTGTTCAACTAGGTGTGTCAACTCGTGGCATGGGTAGTCTTGAGTCGAAGAACGGCACGATGTATGTACGTGACGACTTCATCCTTAACACCGTCGATATTGTACAAGATCCGTCCGCACCGGGTGCCTTTGTAAATGGCATCATGGAAGGTGTAGATTGGGTTTGGAACAATGGTGTTATCGAACCTCAAGTCATTGAAAATATGGAGACTGAAATACGAAACACTCCGAAGAAGCATCTCTACGAGACGCAGATTCGCGAGTACAAGCGTTTCCTCTCGTTGTTAAAAACTAACTATTAGGAGTAAAATGTTATGTCTGATGTAGACCAAAACATCGAGCTTCCAGAAATCGAGGAAGCTAGTGCTCAGAAAATGCCGGTAGGAGATGAAGAGCAGTCAATTGCGGCAACCGATAAGGCAGCAAACGCAACTAACCCTGCGTCGAAGCGTAAAGGTGATACCGCAAATAAAGATGAACCAGATGGTTCACCTAAGACTAAGGCAGCAATGATCAACGCCATGTACAAAAAGATGGAAGGTATGTCTAAGCAGACTCTTTCAGCTATGGCAACCAAGTTCGAAGGTCTTGAAGTAGACATGGACGCAGACGCAGTGGAACTGCCTGAGTTCAATTATACTGATGAACTGGACGCCTTGGTAGAATCAGAAGCCACTTTATCAGATGAGTTTAAATCGAAAACTGCCATCATTTTTGAGACTGCAATTAAGTCTAAGTTGTCCGAGGAAATCGAACGCTTAGAAGATGATTATCAATCACGACTTGAAGAGGAACTGGACGTAACTCGTTCTGACCTCGTAGAGAAGATTGATTCTTACCTGAACTACGTAGTTGAAAATTGGATGACTGAGAACAAGGTCGCTGTAGAGCAAGGTCTCCGCACCGAGGTTGCTGAAGGTTTCATGGATAAGTTGAAAGACTTATTTGTAGAGTCTTATGTAACAGTTCCTGAGTCCAAGGTCGACTTAGTTGATGAACTTGCAGACCAAGTTGAGGAACTCGAAGAGTCTCTTAACAGCCGTACTGCTGAAGTTCTTGCAATGTCTGAGCAAATCGAATCATTCCAACGTGCCGCGATTATTCGTGAAGCGTCAGGTGATCTCGCTGACACTCAGGTAGAGAAACTCGCTTCATTAGTAGAAGCTCTTGACTTTGAAGACGTTGAGTCTTTTCAACATAAAGTTAAGACTGTCAAAGAATCGTACTTTAAGAAGGACGTATCTACGACTGCTGTTGAAGAAGTAACCGAAGACTGGACTGCTGAACAACCACAGTATAACTCTGTGATGAATCAGTATCTGTCCGCAATCAAAAACACAAATAAGTAAGGGAGTATACTAATGCAAGTATCCTATGATAAATTAGTTGAGAAATGGTCACCGATCCTCAACGAAGAAAGTGCGGGCACTATCACTGACGCACACCGTCGTTCTGTAACAGCTGCTGTTCTTGAGAACCAAGAGCACGCCTTCCGTGAAGAAGCTGCAATGAACGGTCAATTAATCGAAACTGCTGGTAACGCAGCTGGTAATGGTGTATCTACTGCTGATGGCGGTACTGGTGCAGCATCTAACTGGAACCCAGTTCTGATTGCACTTGTACGTCGTGCAATGCCTAACCTGATGGCATATGACATCTGTGGTGTTCAGCCCATGTCTGGCCCAACTGGTCTCATCTTCGCGATGAAGTCACGTTACAAGACTACTAAAGCTGGTGTTTCTAGTGGTGACGAAGCTTTGTTCAACGAAGCAGCTGTTGGTTTCTCTGGTGACTCAAGCACTACTGCACAGAGTGGTTCAAGTGGTCTAGAAGGCGCACGTGGAACTTTGGATCTAGATTCTTCTGGTTCTATCGTTGATTCTGGTGCTGTACTTGTACCCGGTTTAGGCGATGCATACAGCACTGCTGAAGCTGAAGCACTTGGTAACACTGGCGAGTCATTTGCAGAGATGGGTTTCACCATCGAGAAGTCAACTGTAACTGCTAAGTCACGTGCACTGAAGGCAGAGTACACCTTAGAATTGGCACAAGACCTGAAAGCAATCCACGGTCTGGACGCTGAAACTGAGTTGGCAAACATTCTGTCTACAGAGATTCTTTCTGAAATCAACCGTGAAGTTATCCGTACTATCAACGCTCAGGCGAAGATTGGTGCTCGTCAACAGAACGTAACTACTAAAGGTATCTTTGACTTGTCATCTGATGCTGATGGTCGTTGGTCTGTTGAGAAGTTCAAGGGTCTTTTGGTTCAGATCGAACGCGAAGCAAACGTTATCGCTAAAGAAACTCGTCGCGGTAAAGGTAACGTAGTAATCTGTTCTTCAGATGTTGCTACTGCCCTTGTTGCTGCTGGTATGCTTGACTACACACCTGCCCTGTCTACCAACCTTCAGGTTGATGACACTGGTAACACCTTTGCTGGTGTTTTGAATGGTCGTACTAAAGTATACATCGATCCATACGCCACTGGCGACTACGTAACTGTAGGTTATAAGGGTACTAACCCATATGACGCTGGTGTCTTCTACTGCCCATATGTACCTCTCCAGATGGTACGTGCGGTTGGTGAGAACGACTTCCAGCCACGCATCGGATTCAAGACTCGTTACGGAATGGCTTCAAACCCATACGTTGACGGATCTGACGGTCTTGCTACAAACCGTACTAACCAGTACTATCGCATCTTCCGCGTTGACAATATCATGGCGTAAGTGTGGTATAAAATAATAAGAGTGATTGGATCGGGAGTTTCCTAGTCGTTAAATCACCTTTTGACCCTCATCTTCGGATGGGGGTTTTTTTTTATGTGTTAAATAATGTATAAATATTAGTACAAGGAAGATGTTCGGCGTATCAAGGGGTACGCCTCGCCATTAGTGGGTAGGAAACCACCCTCGGAAATACAATTTAGGAGATTACTATGCGTATTATTGCAATTGCGTTCGCATTGGTTCTTTCTGCTTGTTCTACAGTCGATGCCACTTATCAAGGTGGTAAAGGTGTTGTGAACGGTGTCGCTGAAGATGGTTTCGGTATTACATCGGGAACTTTTGACGTTATTTCTAACGTCATCAAGGACGTCGCAGATAAGACTGGTGTAGATATTGATAAAGAAGAAGCAGAATAACGAAGACTAGGAGTACGCTGGCCAAGGATGGCACCTAATCGTCTCCACCATCCCACTTATCATAAACGTGAAGGAAGTACGCGTAACAACCTAACATAAACATTACAACCATGAAATCCATTTCTCTATCCACCTTGTTTAAATTGTTATAGCGGCGCTATGCGCCAACAATCCCCAATGTTTTCCACGACTCTCGTGGGCGCTGTTCGACTTTTGTTTCGGTTATTACTTTCAGTGGCGTTATTCCTGCCTTAGCTCTGCCTATTTGGTAAGCTGTTATTTCAAGCTCATCATCTGTGTCGGGCATTGGCTTGCCATCACGCCCAGCAATAGCGAATCTATCTAATCTGAATCCAAACATAGTTACTCTCCCTATCTAACCTTTTCAATTATTTTTGTTGCGGCATTCAACATGGTAGTATATATAAACTCTTTATTAAAACCCTGTGGTTGGATGTACAGTGACACCAACTGTTTAGGTTCAAAGATATAGGTATTGTTCATGGGTTTGTACCCAGTCATTGCATCCATACGATCTAGAATAGATGATCCCTCCTCGAAGTCACAACCCTCACAGAAGATAAAGTATGAGAACCAGTCGTGATTATGATACAGACAACGGAACTCCTCTATGTTCTTGTATGCACGTTCGATCGCATTACCCTGTGCCTGTTTCTTCTTACCTTCCAACAACAACTTATCGTTGGTACCCTGCTTCTTTGCCTCGGATGTGAGGATAGGTATCCACGTCTCCTCATCTTTGGTGACCCATATAGTTCCACCGTCAGGGTTTACGAAGGACTTGTCATTTGCGGGGGTGTAGTTGAACATCCCTATTGCCTCTGCAAACAACGTCTTGGGATGTCTCTTCATATGTTTGAAAGATAACTCAGGATACCTTTCCCTTATTGTTTCCAAAACATCCTGTACTGCACTAACAACCTTATTCTCAGTATTTGCACCCTCGGCGTAGGTGGTCTTACCACCCCCCGAGAGTCTCTGTATGTGACGTAAGTTATCAGATTGTGCCATACATATCACCTAATTATATCAATGTCGTCTGCGTTGACGTTCCAAGTTTCTACGGTACGTCTCAACCGACCTTCGGATTTTAGTTTATCATAACGTTTGGTGGCGTTCTTCTT